TGCAAGGGTACTAAAATTATTATTCGTCCTGTTGTGAAGGTTCCTTGTCCTTCTTGTTCTCCAACTCCTGAAGTTCTTCGATCGTATGGTCTTTAAACCTAGGGTCATAATCATAAATTCTTATCTTATAACCTTTCTCTTTTAACTCTTTGAGTTGTTGTGGTGTCCATATCATATTGCTCTCCTTTTTTTATTTATACCCTATTATACCATGGACGTTTTTTTGATTTTTTATTTTATTGAATAGTAGACGACCTCCAACTGCAGGGGTTCTATTCTGGATGCGACACTGAATGCTTTTTGTCATTTTTGAAAAGCATTGTGTAATTAACTCTTTTGTTAAGATCACCATCATGTGTTTGCACACCATTAGTTTTATGCAGCAGGTTTGATTTAAAGAATATAGCTCTGTTGAATTTATACGGGACCAAAACAAATTCATTTTTATTTAATTTATAATATTCATCAGGCTCACCTAAATTATGTTTACCATTATAAAATGTTTTAGAAAGCACTAAACCATTTTTATTTTGATCGATGATTGAGTTATCAGGAGTCACCCAAGCATTTAATGTTATGTCTGCATTTGGATCAACATGCAGGCCTGTACCCAAACCTTTATTATTATAAATGTTTGACCAAGCTCCTATAAATTTAAGTTTGTAACACGACTCTAACTCCACCGACAGGTCATGAGTAAACCTATCTTTTAAATCATAACTATTGTTTTGATAGTCTGCATAAATATCTTGGAAATTTCTTTCGAGCTGCATACGTCTGCATAAGAAAAAACAAATATAATCTTTAAAAAAATTATCTACAACTACATAGTTATATTTTTCTAAAGTATTATGAAACGCTGTTTGATCAACGAGGTTGGTTAGTATCATCTTGTGCTTTGTTCTTCACCATAACAGCCAAGAACTAATGATAATCTTTTCTCAGGTATTTGATAAACACCATGTGGTATTTCAGGTTCAATGTAATGAACTTGTTGGTTGTCTGATAAGACTTTTTCTTTTCCAATCTGCCAGTACGATTTACCATAAATATTTTTTACTAAAATATCATAAGCATCAGTGTGTAGTTTTAATGATGGTGCTTGAGCTCCACCACCTTTTGTAAAATAAAAATTACCTGCAATTCTTGTACCAACATTTTGTTTTGCAAATTCATCTATCTCTCTTAACTCTGGATGTAAATCTAATATGTCACCCAAAATAAATGCATAACCTAAATCATAATATTTTTTAAATGCATCAAAACTTAAATAACCTCTATAATCCATCAGCTGCCTTTTCTCTTTATTACCCATGTTATTAATCATTTCTATGCTAGGCTGATTAGTGTGGCTCATCAAAGGCCAACGTCTATAAATTTTTAAAAAATTAAAAACCGTTTCTTCATCTATGTTAATTTTTAAATTAGATAAATACTTGTGGAAACGATCATATGCAGGTCCATATAAAATTCTCATAACGATTTATTATATTAATTAGTGTTGTATGTCTAGAAAAGAGACGAGGGTGGCCTACGATTTTGTAAGAAAAAAATTAGTTAGCTAGTTTTTTTTAACTAGCAATGTCGTAAAGACCCTTTTTAGCGTCTTCTACACTTTGTTCATTGATCTTAGTTCTAAGACCTTTGATTTTGATATCCAACCACTTCATGTCTGGAGTCACTCTACCCTGCTCCAATGCTTGGGTAGCCCACTTGGACTCCAATTGAAGTTTTTCCGATATCAATTTTTGTAGTTGCATCTCGGTCAACCTCCTCGAAGGTTAAAAAAAGAATATCAGGATTTAAAAAACCACCTGCATCTTTTTCAATTACTTCTCCTGACTCAACCTTCTTGCTAAACATGTCAAGAGCAGCCTTATCGTTTTGAGCCTCAAGCATCTCATCAATATATATATTTTTATATTTTGCTTGGACGCGATATAGCTTCATGGAGTATTATATATCAAAATGTGCTGTATATGCAACACTATGCATTGGTTTTTGGTTTAGCTGGTGGAACGATGGGTTTAGGTACATTTATCTCTTTACATTCAAATTTTACAACAATTTTGCTGTTTTCTATGTATTCTTGTTCAAACTCCTCCATCTCTTCTAAATTTTTGAAGGTGCCATAGGCTAGTCTATAACCGTACTCAACACAAGATGTGTGTGTTTCGAACTGATATCCTGGGTAATGTGATGAAGGACAATTGTTACTTAACATGCTGCACATGTATAAAACTAGAATATATTTTGTCATAAAGTCCTATAAAATCCTATCTCATTTTTTACTTGCATATCCCATTAAAATGTTTATATATATTTGCAAATATGTCAAATAATAAAGAGGTTATCATGAATGATACAAAAATAAAAGCTTCTGCGGCACCAGAGAACCTGCAGGAGGCTTTGGTTTTACGACCTGAGTGGGAAATAAAACCGAAAGGACTTGAAGCTGAACATAGTTTCACAGTTCAATTCTCTGAGCTTACACAACTGTTAACTTTAACAGTGAATGGAAAACTTTACAAAAGAGTCAAGATCAAAGAAGACACTGATGGTAAAGTTAAATTCTATGATGCGCTTGGACAAGTGCAAAGCAAATTTGATTTGTGGGGGTTGTATGCCAAAAACTAGCAGCTCCGACATTTTCAATTCTTGGGTAGACAGAGTTAATGAAATACTTAACGAGTTACCTAAGACAACAATCACCGGGAATGAAATTGAATTTACAGATGATGAGTTCCAAACTTGTTTAAAGAAGTTGGAACAATGTGCATTGAAGTTTGATGACTTTCCTATTTATCCAATCAATGAAAAGATTGCTACTGAGTTAGTGTGGGATCAATTACGGGGGTACAATGAACAACCTGATAATTAAGACTATAATTTGTGCAATCATGTTCTTAGTGCCTGCAAAAATACTTTTGGGATTATTTGCTGCAGGTCTATATGTAATGTTCTATTAAGGAGGAAAAGATAATGAACAAAGCAATAAATAATAAATACTTTGAAACTACTGATTACAGTAAGTTTAAAAAAGCAAGAGGTAATAGACCTGTTGATGAAGGCCATGTAAAGCAATTGAAAAAATTAATTGCTGCTAAAGATTTGTATGATCCTATTCGTGTAAATCAAAACATGGAAGTCATTGATGGTCAGCATACTTTAGAGGCTAGAAAACAATTAGATCTAAAGGTGCCATACATCATAATCAATTCTAATGATCCACTTGATGTGGCTAGACTTAACACAGGTCGAAGGAATTGGTCTTTGGAACATTATTTGGATCACCACTGTGCAAGACAGAAACGTGATTACCAAATATGTAAAAACAAAATGAATCAATATGGTTTGAATGTTGGTGAGGCAATTGTGTTGCTGCTAAAAAATGCAACCATATGGAATAGAATATCTACTGAGTTTAAAACAGGCGAATTCAAAATTCCTGCAGGTGGTATTGAAAACATTGACCGAGTTGGTTCACAACTTATGCAGCTTAGAAAATTTTTTCATGGTATGGATGATACCAAGAGAAGATTAAAAAGATCATTTGTTTATGCATACATAGTTGTAGATAAACATCCTAAGTTTGAATTCACTAGGTTCAAAAAGGCCTGTGCAAGTCGATCTAGTTGGTTTTTGTCTGGAACTAGTACAAAAGACTATGTAATTATAATCGAAAAAATTTATAATTCAGGTCTTACACCAAAGAAAAAAATAAAACTGCTTGATTTCTTTGAGTCAAAGGAATATCAAGAATACTAGGACAAGGAAGGAAAGATGGACATTAATAAATGGAAGTCATGTGCGGTTGATATCGAATCGTACATGATTATTAGAGCTATGGGTAAGAATGGTTTTAGAAGACCTGGTAGCATGATCGCTAAACTAGTTGATGACGAAGTTAAGAAGATCGCTAAAAAGGAAGGCAAGCCTTATGAGTCCATGAAACAGAATTTACTCTCTGAGGGCAAGAAGCTCCTCAACGGTAAATAGATCCAAGGTTGGATGGTTAACCTTTGAACCGAGAGGGTCGAGAAAGGGCCGGGAGACTGGCCCTTTTTTACACTTGCAATACAAATATAAATCACATATTACTCAATAACGTATTCCTAAGCCTAAATGAAAAAGTGGGGCTTAAAACACTTTATTTTCACCGAACAACGAATCACAAGTTTAACTTTTAACAAAAAGGATATTTTGTGGGCAAAGCTGTAAAAAAAGGCAGTGAAGAAGCATTAAATCAGGCGTTGGACAAGTTGGTATTAATTAGTCCAAATAAAAAAACGTATGATGAACTTACTAGTTTGATGTTTCAGTTGTATTGTGGAAATGACTTTGGTTTAGGAAATTTTAGTCTTTCTTTTCTTGATAAGATTGAGAAAAGATGGATGACAGGGCGCAAGGCTGCAGCTGCTGCTAAAGGCCTTAAGCTTGTTGTCCAGAATGTGTAACCACGGTGTATTATCCCAATCCATATCTTTTCCCACATCGTGGTTATGCAAATGGAAGAGTACAAGACTCCTAAAGAACTAGCCGAGGAAACAATCATATACGCAGGTGAGATGGATCCTATGGATCGTAATGATTTCATAGATCTAATCTGTGATCAGTTTTTAATAGCTAAATACAGAGCTAAGTATCCTAAACGTGAGGTAAAAAAATTTGCTACATTGCTCTCCAAACTTGTTAAAAAATTTGGGAATTAAATTAAGTATGGAACTTACAAAGCCCAAAGTAGTGTCTGAACAGAGGCTTTTTCAGGCTATTATTGTCCAGGCCTTAGAAGATGTGATGAATAATTCAGGTTTTAAAAAAGAGACTTATTGGAAAGAAGATGCCTACAAATGGTTTTTGGGTAATTCTAATGACTTTCAAGACGTATGTTGGTCCGCTGATATGGATCCTGATATGGTCAGAGGAGAGTTTCTTAAACTTATTAAAAAAGATAAGATTAAATTTACAGAGCTGCAGAAGTCCTGGTTGAACTATCGTGAGTTATATAAAATGTATCGAGAGGCTAGTACGAAGGAAGAGAGGCGTGAAATTAAGAAAGATATTGTGAAGGTTAATGAGGAGAGATTGATCAAGGTGGATTAGTCAGGGTGGTCTAAAGGATTTAAAAACCCCCGGGGGAGATAAGAGAGCAATATGCGTACCCCCGGAGGAAATGATAATATATACATGCTCATGAATGAACATGATTCAATGTACCATATCCGGTATTCGGTGTCTAATGAAATGTTATGTAGGATAACGGCCACCGGAAACCATTTCCAGTGACCATTAATTTCTCTATATAGATATCTCAGACTAATTCAAATAAAAAAGTGTCCAGGGGGTAAAAGAGGTGTATCTGGTGTATCTAAGGCCTAATAATGTATATATATCAAGGATTTAAGTGTGTTTTTGTACTGTATCTGTGGTGTATCTATGGTGTATCTGGGATACACCACTCTTGCGGGAACGCAATCGGAGGTTTTAAGGGTAATTACATTTAGTTAAAAAAATCTATATAATAAAAATATCATGATGAAAAAACTTATATTCAATACTGCGAAGTCAGCATTTAGAAAGGCTTTTAGAAAACATAAGTCTGAAGTTAAGAGGGCCAAAAAATTAAAGACTCCAGTTGTACCATATAGTTTAGTAAAAGCAGATATCAAAAGAAAAATAAAAGGAACTAAATTTACATCAGCTGCTGAAATCAAAGCAACGCCAGGATTGAGAAGAAGAATTATTACAAGAATAGAAAGATCCAAAAGAACAAGAACACCAGGTGGTAGACCTATTATTTTTGGTAAAGCGTATGCTTCAGATAAGAGAGGTAAGGGTTTACAAATAAATCCATTGAGTAAAAAAGATAGACAGAAAATACAAGATGAGATATCTCAGTCAGTAAGAAAATTTCTTAAACGTAGAAAAGATGAACCAATGGGTTACAAAAGAGGTGGTATGAAAAAGATGTTAGTTGGTGGATTACTTACAACAGGTATAAAAGGTGCTGCCAAAAAACTTTTTAAATCAGGTAGTAGAAAGACACAACAGATAGTAAAAGAATCAGGTGTCAGTAGAAGTGTTGCTAAGTCAGATGTTAAATCAGGTATAAGAGATCAATTGAAAGCAGATTACAATGTTGTTAACAAAAAATTTCAGGCAGATAAAAATAATAAATTTATAAGAATGAAACGTAGAATTATTATATCAGATTTAAACAAACTGAAATGAAGAAAAACGCACTCAAAACAGAACTAGAGCTTACACCTAAACAAAAAATGTTTGTAGAGATTATGGTGTCAGAACATGGATCTATTACACAACATGAAGCTTACAAGAAAGCTGGGTTTAGTGCTGCTAATGAAAATAGTGCTAAGTCATGTGCATCACAATTATTGAACAGAAAAATAAATCCACATGTTGCAAAATATTATGACAAAAGATTTGAACAAGAAGTAAAGAAATATACAGGGGATCAGTTACGAAGATATAAGAGATTAGAAAGAATTGCAGATAAGGCAGAGACAGACAAACAATATGCTGCTGCCATAAATGCTGAATACAGATCTGGCCAACTCGCAGGTCAATATGTTGATAGGAAAGAAGTTACAGTAACTGGTTTGGAGGGTATGTCTCGTGAGCAACTTGAAAAGAAATTGGAAGAGCTATCGAAAAAAATCGATGGGCACAACGCCAAGACGATTGAAGTTGAAGCAACAACTATCGAAAAGTAGCTGGTCAGAATTTATTAAGTTGTTCAATGCAAAACATAATCCAATGATGACATCAGTTGGAGTAGTAGAGGTAATAATTGATGAGAAAGAAAATAGCGATCCCAAAGAAAGTTAAGTCAGAGATTGACAAGTATCCTATGGTATCTGTCGAATGGTTTGATATTGTTTCGGACTCGAGTTGGAGTACATTTGATCAGGTCAAAAAAGCTAAGTTAGCCACGTGTATCACCAAAGGTCATCTCTTATCTCAAACTAAAGGTGTTACAAGATTGTTTGGAGATTATTCATTTGCAGACAATGGTAAGGAGATTGAATCAATTGGTAATACCACTATCATACCTAACTCAGTGATTAAGGAAATTAAAAAGTTAAGTTAATATGAAAAACGAAAGTGCCTTGTGGAATAAAGTTAAAAAGAACTTAACTGAAATGTTTTTAACACGCATAGAATCTAGCACTATCAATGGTATTCCTGATATTCATGGTGTTGCAAAGCAAGGAATTTTTTGGATAGAACTTAAATCAGATTCATTAAGTTTTCCGAAGCTAAATAAATGGCAAATTGTTTGGATCAACAAGTATATTAAAGCAGGTGGAGTTGTTTTTATCTTGGGTGAGACCCCTTCGGAGAACTGTCTTAAACTGTACAG